AGAGGCAGAAACAGAGGCTGCTGCAGGTGAAAAGAAGCACAACCCGAAACTTGAAAAGCGGTTTTCGGAACTGACCAAGCAGCGCGAAGCGGCTCGCCAAGATGCGGACCGTGAGCGTACTGCTCGTGAGGCTCTTGAGGCGCGCATAAAGGATTTGGAAGGCAAGTTAAATCCGCCGAAATCGGAAGAACCTGACCCTAAACCAGACCCAGCGCAATTCAATGATGCCTTAGAGTATGCTGAGGCTCTGGCCGAGTGGACTACTGATCGAAAGATGCGGGAGCGGGATCAAGCAGAACTTGCTCGCAAGGTTGAGGAGGAACAGTCGCGGATGCGGCAGAAGTTCCAAGATCGACTAGATGTTGCGAAACAAGATATGCCGGATTACGAGGAAATGATTGCGTCAAGCGATGTCTCGGTGTCACAACCGGTCACCGATGCAATTATTGAGAGTGATGTAGGCCCACAACTCCTATATTACTTGGCCGAAAATCCTGATTTTGCTCGTGAGTTGGCGGAGAAATCCATTACCTCACAACTCCGTGCCATCGGGCGTTTAGAGGCTAAATTTGAGAAAGCAGAGCCAGCTAAACCGAGCGTAAGAGAACCTGTTGCGAAGAAGTCTAATGCTCCGGCACCGATTAGTCCGCTGAAAGCCGGTGGGAATCCTAGCGATATTGCGTTGGATTCTGACCGTAAATTTCATGGCACCTACCAGCAATGGAAAGCTGCAAGGGCCTCTGGGAAGATTCGATGACGGGTAACTTTAAAATTAATTTGGAGAATTACCATGGCAAATAACTTGCTAACCATCTCCATGATCACCAACGAGGCGTTGATGGTCTTGGAAAACAGTTTGACCTTTACTGGTCGTGTAGACCGTAACTATGATGACCAGTTTGCGGTTGTCGGTGCAAAGATTGGTAACACAGTCAATGTCCGCCGCCCAGGTCGTTTTATCGGTACCACCGGCCCAGCGCTGAATGTTGAGGACTTTAACGAGACTTCATCCCCAGTAACCCTCAGTACCCAGTTCCATGTGGACACACAATTTACGACTCAAGACTTGTCTTTGTCGTTAGATATGTTCTCGGACCGTGTACTAAAACCTGCTATTGCAGCAATCGCCAACAAAATCGACTTTGACGGCACCACAATGGCAGTTGACAACACCGCTAATACCGTTGGTACAGCTGGTGTAGTTCCATCTGACATCGCAACATTCTTGACCGCCCAGGCTTTCTTGGATGGTGAAGGCGCTCCCCGTGACGGTAAGCGTTCTTGCGTTGTTGACCCATTCACCGGCGCTAGTATTGTTGGCTCCTTAAAGGGTTTATTCAACCCACAAGGTTCCATCGCTGGCCAGTATGAAAAGGGAATGATGGGTCGCGACACCATTGGTATGAACTGGTATATGGACCAAAACATCGTGTCCCATACTTACGGTTCTTACGCAACGGCCACAATGACTACGAATACCTCTACATTTACAGGTTCGTTGACAACTGGCTGGGCTCAGACTTCATCCATCACAATCTCTGCTGTTACCGCTAATGCCGTATTAAAGCAAGGCGATACCATTCAGATTGCTGGTGTGTTTGCAGTCAACCCACAGAACCGCCAGCCCTACGGTGGTAATGTATTGCGTAACTTTGTAGTAACTGCCGATGTAACAATTACTAGTGGTGGATCAGCAACTGTAATCGTTAGCCCTGCAATTATTACTGCTGGTCAATTCCAAAATGTAACCGTGGCAACTACATCTGCAACTGCAGCTGTAACACCATTTAACAAAACTGGTATTGTCAGCCCACAGAACTTGGTGTTCCATCGCAATGCGTTTACCCTGGCTACTGCCGACCTCCAATTGCCAGACGGCGTACATTTTGCAGGCCGTGCAAGCGATAAGGATAATGGCTTGTCGATTCGTGTGGTGCGTCAATACACCATTAACAACGACTCCATCCCAACCCGTTTAGATGTTTTATACGGCTGGGCTCCGCTTTACCCAGAACTCGCCTGCCGCGTAGCAGCTTAATAGGAAAGGAACCTTATCATGCCAAATCCAGGACCAGCAACTACCCAAACAACCAATTTTCTGTTTAACGGTGATTCAACAGACGGCATACAAATTGCCGGTGCCGCAGCAGACAAATTGGCTTTTCATGGCTCAACCCCTGTTATTCAAGCAGCTGCAATTACAAACCTTGGCAATAGCGCTACAGGTACGGAAATTGCAACCGCTGTGAATGCAATTTTGGTTGCGTTGCGTAACAAAGGGCTCATTGCGACTTAATCCCGCATGAGACCTGAAAAGGCCATTCTCCAAAAGAGGTGGCCTTTTTTTTGTTTTTATGGTGTAAAAACCTAAAAACATAGGATAATTTAAACATCTCTATTACGAGGATAATCATGGACTCTCTAAAGATTCTTTCCCCAACCTTTCGGTTGGACTTAACAACATCTGCATCATCCGCGCTGCAGCTAATACCAGATACCCCAACCATCGCATTCCGCGTGGCCATTCTTAATACTGGAACGGGTACTGCAGCCATCACTTTTGGCACAACTGATTCCAATATGGCAACTCCAGCGATTGCAGCATCTGGCAGCAGCGGGTCTTATGTTTTGGCTCCTGGTATGTTTTTGCCAGTTATTATTGATTGCCCTAGGCCTAACTTCTTTATTAAGGCCATTTCGTCAGGCACAAACGCGCTCTATTTGACATTAGTGGCAAACGAATAAAGGCTTTACCATGTCCAACGACACCGCAAAGACTATAACAACCAATATAGTGCCGGTCCAAGGGACTTTTGAGCCCTTACCGCCATATGAGTGTATTAACCTGATTGGACCTGCTGGGACACCGTTTTTTGCCCCTACAAACCCCGATTTAGACGGGGTGGCCATTACCAATAGCACCATTAATTCCTCAGTAATTGGAGGAACTACACCCGCTGCCGGCACTTTTACCAATGTTGCGACCACAACGGGAACGATTACATCGCCACCAAGCGGCCCTACATCAATTGTTAACCAGGCGTATGTTGATGCAGTAGCGCAAGGACTTGCATTTAAGCAGCCTGCTGATTACACAACCACAGGTAACATTACCCTTTCTGGTTTAACAACTCAAGCTGGCGGAGATTGGGCATCGACCCTTACTGCCGGTGAACGAATCTTAGTTAAAGATCAATCAACACAGTCGCAAAATGGAATTTATGTTGCGGCAAGCGGCGCATGGTCTAGGTCAACTGACGCAAATACTTGGGATGAACTGGTATCGGCTTATCTATTTGTGACATCTGGAACACTTTTAAGTGGTTCAGCTTGGGTAAACACAAACCAACAAGGCGGAACTCTTGGCGTAACCGCGGTTATTTTCGTGCAGTTTTCTAACAATGCCCTTTACACGGCGGGAACTGGCCTAACTTTATCTGGTTTTCAGTTTTTAATTACTAATACTGGCGTATCAGCTGCAACTTATGGTTCGGGCAGTACGGTTCCAGCAATTGCAGTAAACGCCCAAGGCCAGATTACAAGCGCAACTAATACAAGTATTGCTATAGCAGGCAGCCAGGTTACAAGCGGAACGATTGACTCTGCGCGTTTAAGTGGTTCATATTCGGGTATTACCGGTGTTGGCACATTAACAGACCTTACAGTCTCCAATGTTATTACTGGATCAATTTCGGGTAACGCAGCCACCGCAACAACTGCGGGTAGTGCAACTACGGCCACCACGGCTACCAATCTTGCAGGCGGAGCAACTGGCTCTATTCCTTATCAAAGCGGCGCGGGCGCAACAACATTTTTAGCTGCTGGCACTAACGGCCAGGTCTTAACTTTGGCTGGCGGCGTACCAACATACGCGACGCCAACCACGGGAACGGTCACCTCAGTTGGTACTGCTGGAACTGTCAACGGATTAACCCTTACTGGCGGACCAATTACTGGCTCTGGAACGGTTACTTTAGGCGGCACATTAGACTTATCCGCGCCCCCAACCATTGGCAATACAACGCCAAATACAGGTAGATTTACTACTCTGACAGTCGATGACAACTCAACTTTTGGAACTAGCAATAGCGATACCGTTACTTTTAATGCTCGGATTAACTCAGATTTTGATCCAGCAACAGACAATGCTTACGATTTAGGTCGAACAGGCCACGAATGGCGCAATTTGTACATTGATGGAACTGCTAATATTGACAGTTTAATTGCCGATACCGCGGATATTAATGCGGGAACCATTGACAATACATCTATTGGTGCAACGACTGCAGCTGCGGCCAAAGTGA